TATTATAAATTACTTGATGAATCATATTGCCCGTAGCCACTGTGCGAGTTTTAATTTTATCAGGAACTTCAACTTTCTGATTTTGTACTAATTCCTTCTTCAAAAACTCACTTTTAAAATTTTGTGGCACTGTTCCGTTTTTATACATTTCTTCAAAATAATCAACATGTAAGAAAACTTCGTCTTTAACAACTATTGAATTTTGTGCTTCATCAAATCTTATATAAGGTGATTTTCCTTTTATTCCTTTTTCCAAACTGTAAGGTAAACCTGCACTTGTATGATAATTAATTGGTGTTGATCCCTTCATACGTATTCCCGTAATTGCTTGCCGTGAATCATAAACCCGCAATGTATGTAAAAAGTGTCCATAGAATTCATCATAAATCATGTCCAAAATTCTTTCAGCATTTGCTCTATCTTTCAGTGATAAAACCATAGATTGGTCTCCACTATATTTGTTCAGTGAGACAGACAAAAAATGCTTAAAATTTGGTTGAATTCTCTTGTCACCTTCATGTTGTATAGATGGTTGTGATTCAACAGGAAATAACCCATGAATTGGAGATTTTATGAATCCAGGTGATTTATTTACACCTATTGATCTATAAGGTGATTTTCTTAAATGTTCCTGTATCTTTATCACTTTTCTTATTGAATGTTCTTCATCCAATTTAGCTGTTTCAAAATATGATGTTTTTATTCTAGCTCCAAAACTAAGTTTCTTCTTCAATTCTTCTATCTTTTCTTGTGTTACAATAGTGATGTAATAATCAAAACTCCAAATGGCTGATTTTTCTGTTGCTAATCCAAGAATATATCTGGATCCCATTTTTGAGTTATCATGATAACATGGTGCACCACTATCACCCGGCTGAATAATTCCATCTTTATCCGATCTAACTACCATCATTCTATTTTCAATTCGTTTTTGGTCAGGCTCTGATGGATGCATAGTCAAATTTTTATAACTGAAAGATTGTTTTATTGCAGAAATTGTGGGTGGTGTATTGTTAGTGTTGCATCTCATTGCTATTGTATTAGCATAACATCTTGAAAAATTCTCCATGTCATTAACGAGATCGTGTTCTGTTAAAAAGTGTGGAGTTAAATCTCTTGTAGATCTAAAACCAGGCATTTCAAACACACAGAAGTCTGCATGCTCATCCTTTTTAACATGTTTTTGCATATCAATCTCAGTAACAAAACAAACATTCTTAAAATCTGGATCTGTTGCCCTCACTGCATCATAAACACCTATAAAAACTTTTCCATTCTCCACTTTATCAAAAACATGTTTTGTTGTTCCAAAAACTGATCCCCCCAAGGAAACCGCCGTAGCAACACCTTTAATTGTTTGTGCATCATCAGCTAAAATGAAGATTTTAAATGTGGATTTTTGAATAGCTTTAAAATCATTTATAAAATCATCATTAAGATTTGCAAAGCAAGCTGTTTTCAATCTTTGTTCACGCAT